CAAGTGGAACAAGAACACCATCATCAACACTATAAAGAGTAGGTCTAGTACCACAACCCTCACTTGTTGTTACATAAACTGCCCCAACTGATTCATCAAGAAAATCAGGAGGATCTGTTGGACAAGGATCTTCTGCTGGTTCTGGTTCAGGTATGGGATCTGGAACATAAGCTATAGGATCACTCCAATCACTAATAATACCATAATTATCACGATATTGAACCCTAGCATACCATGGACCAGTATAAAGTGCAAAGTTGTAGATAAACGTATAAGATGCTGCTATAAACCATGAATCATATATAAGATTAGGGTCGTTTTGTCCATCTCCCTCACTAGGAGGAGTGTCTATCCATATCTGCCAACGCACTTCATCTTCATCAATATTCCATTGAAGAGATGTTGAAGCAAAAGCAGATGTTGTGAGATCAATAATCATGGGGTTTCAATAAGTACAGGTTTTGTTGGAATATCAGGGTCTGCAAAGTTTAAGTGGACTACATTTATACCATTCCAATCAAACTCAAACTCTGTAAGAATACCTATCAACATATCAAGAGCACCAGCAAGAGCTGGACCTACTCTAGAGTGATGACCAATCTGTAATTGATCTATAGGCCATGAGAGAGTAACAGGAGCCCGAGAAGCAATAAGAGCATCATTCAGATATATCCCAGATCCATCCCACTCTATTTCCCAATCAAACTCCCCTATTTCAATACGATCTCCAAAATCAAGATAAGCATAAATACCTATACCGTTAGAATACCAATACAATTTAGCATTCTCTGAGTTCTTTTGCCAAACTTGAAACCCTGTATTTTTACCATTAGCAATGTATCCCATAATACCAAAACCGCCGCCCGAATAGATTCGTTCTTCTTGTAAATAGCCACGAAGTCTCATTCTAAATGGAGGCCAAACACCAGCATTTGCAGGAAGGTTTAATGTATTACTTCCAACTAAACCACGATGGTCATGCACTACACCATAATCTGGTGTAGTTCTTTTCATCATTTTATGAAATGGAAAGCGGCTCATTGGAAAACAAAAACCTACAGCTGTAGGAACACCAGCAGAAGAATCAGAGAACCAATAACTACAATGATTATCATAACCTGATTCATCCCTAGCTAACATTGGTTGACCTAGCGTCATTAAACCAGCAGCTTGGTATGGTGTTTTAATTCTAACTGAATCACTCCAGGATGAAACATTTCCATAGTCATCACTATACCGCATACGAACTTCGTAATCTGTATCATAAACTGGAACTTGTGCTGATAACCAGCTACCACCAGATGTATCACCAGTATATAGAGTTGAGAGTAGAACACCTACACGATTATAAGTAATCGGAGCAGCAAAACTAGTTCCATACACCGCAACTTCCCATTCTGAACCTGTAACTGGAGATGGATCTTCTGTTATAGGCTCAGAAGCTTGAATATATGAAGATGCAAAACCACCAGGGTATGAAAACCCACCACCACCAAGCCAAGACACTATAGGTTTATGAATAACATCTGCCGAATGAGCAATTTCAACAACTATTGTAGAACTTGCATCACTAACAGTTCCAACCGAGCGTCTCATGTATGCACGGAGTTGCACATTAGCACTCTCCGCCCACGCAGAGACATTTATTCCATAATCAACAGGTCTAGTGGCGGTCCAATCAATTAACATATTCCATCCACCACTATCAATCTGATATTCTACATAATATTCCAACGCACCAAACTCACCTGTATCTGCTCCATCTTCAACAGTAACAAACATACTATTGCTGAAGGTCTCTCCATTTGTAGGATTTGTAATACTTGGAGCATCTGGTGTAGTTGGTACTTCAACAGTGTCCCACTTAGTACTTAGAGCACCAATTTGAGCTGCGGTTAAAGCTGTATCTCTCCAATATGCAAAACCTTGTATATCTCCTTTAAATGAACGCCCTCCAGCAGTAGAACTACCTCCCATTCTAAGATTGCCAGCACTATTAGTTAAGTTATTAGATTTAGTTGCCTCAGCGACTTTTGTAGCTGATCCATCACCCTCATGACAAATCCAAAGTTGGATCTTAGTATTTGGACCATCTTGCAATATAACAATTAATGCTTTACCCCCAGCAACAAGTTTACCAGCTGTAGTAGCAGATGAGTTAAGAGCCGTCCAAGGAGGAGTAAAATAACCAGTAATTACACCTGATGTTTGCAACCAAATCTGCCACGAATCAACCTTACCAATTATATCACGCTGAGCAGCAAGATCAGTAGGTTTTACTGAGACAAGAGCTGTAAATTTATTAGAGGCAACATCAAGAGCCGTTTCATCAGTACGAATAACAAAAACATCAGTACCATCTAAATTAATACTAGGTTCACCAGACTGATTGGGAATAAGAGACGCTTGACCTAAAGTTGCAACAGCCCCAGTAAGAGTTCCAGGTCTACTTCCCCCAGAATCATCTGCAATATTAGTCCCACTTAATTCTCTACCCATCCATGCTACAGTTGGGCCAAGAGCAAGTACATCTTCCCAGAAGGTGCTCATCTAATAAACAATGTTGGAGCTTGCCGTGTCATCCATTCACAACCTGTTGGATTTGTACTTGATGAAATACCCCGAATTATTAAACTATCCTCAATCTCATGCCTACAAATAAGCCAACGTAAACCCCAATGCAATGTATCCATACGAAATACTAACATTGTGTCTGCTTTAGTCAATATCCTAATTGCTTCAATGTTAGATGACACACGAGAAGGCAAAATAACTGCTGGAGCAACATATTTCCAAATTGCAGAAGCCATACCTGCACCAAATACACTAGCTACAAGAGCCACAATAAGATTCAAGTCCTTAACCCAGCGCATGAAATGCTCACGGGCACTTCCACCATTGCCATTATTCTTAGTAGTCATTAGTAATCATATCCTGGAGCCTCAACATGAGCATATTGAGAATTTGATTGAGCTTCTTGAGATTCAGTTGGGATGATTGTATTAATCATCTCACTCTGAAGACTTTTAAAGAAATTAGCCCTAGCCACATCACCAAGATCAACACAAGCTCTCCATAACCCACCCATCATAATTATCTCATCCCAAACTTGTGGGATGCCAGAAGATGTTTTAATGTAACTAAGATCACTCAAAGCTACCAAACGCCTAATTGTAATAGTATAAATAGCATCTGGTGTTGGAAAGAGTCTAATAATACAACCCTCTCTTAAATACTCAATAGGAAGACCTTGCTGATCTTCTGTATCATGATACTGCTGCTCATACATATCCCTAGTAATTTGCTCTAACGGGGTATGAATACCAGCACCTGAAGTATTCTCAGTTATTGACACATGATCCACAGCCTCAGTAGGGAATGACATATCATAATTACGAATGCCAGCAATTGTATCAAACGTTGAAATAGCTTGTTTTTCCCTAAGAGGATACTTATTTTGAATTTCCCAAAATGATCTATTTAAATAAAGATCAACCTGATCAGAAGGCATTTGTGTACCACCAACATTAACACCTAATGGTCTAGTAACTCCCAATCGGAGATCAGCAAGAGCAATTGGCATCTTTACTTCCTCAGTGAGTGGGGATATGAGCTATTAACCCATACCCCCACCACCATTATATTGTTCGCACAAGCCTTACTGTTAAATTTTCAGCTTCCGAAGCAAACAACTTAATAGAAGAATGGTTGCTTAAGACAAGAGAAGAATTAATTCTCATCCTAGCCTCATTCAATAACATATCGCAAAGCTTGAAACTACCACTTTTTTCAATCTTGTAATTTCCTGGGGGAACCCTTACTACTGGACCATTTATGTCAGGGCCAGAAGCTGCTTGAAGTAGGACTATATTCATAATCCAGCTTCCGCAACATACCAAATAACCATAACAGTTGCACCAGATGTGCTCGTCCCACCCGCATTATTAATAGTATTAAGAGCTGAAATAGTAAACTCAGAAGCTAAATTACCCCCAGCAGCACTGACTTTTACAACCGCTACTAATGTATCGGAAGTCTTGATACCAGCAACAGTAATATCACCAGCCGCTGCACCAGCAACAGTTGCAACACTTAGTGGGGGATATGAATGAAACTCACCCCATTTCCCTATACCCATCTCATCTCTCCTTAGTTAATATAAATTATTAAGAAGGATCGGCTCCCCACCAACCACGATAATCAACGAACATAACAAGGAACCTAGTGGTAGACTGAGCTTTTGCAGCCTGAGTATCGAAATCGAAAGTATCATCAAACTCAAGAGCCCTTCTAACACTTAAGAATGCATCATTATAACGACTATCCTGTAAGAAATACGAACGGCTAGTGAGATCCTTGTAGTGAGAAATAACAATAGTAGGATTAGGAATACGCCGACGAATTACGTTATCGGTGTTATTAGGAGTGAATGGCTCTTTAGCAGAGTTCCAAATAGCAAGAGCAGTATTCACATCAGCAGCGTTGTTAGAAACAATCAACTTATCAGGAGACATACGAATGGGATCACCATTATGATCTGTCACCCTCTGAGCCAAATCTAACAAAGCTGTAATACCAGTAACCGAAAGAGAAACATCAGCAGCAGGACGATTGGGATTAAGAGCAGGAGAATTAAGATTAGTATGGGAAACGGAAATTAACGGAAGATTATCAATACCACGGAAGAAAGCACCAGTGAAAGCGTCATCAAGAATAGAAGCAGCCCTATACTCATAGGTCATACGACCAGCATGAGCGAGACTCTTCGCAGACTGATTAGCCTTACCATACTTATCATCTTCCAAGGTACGACGAGTAACAATAATACCACCAGCAAACTCCTTATCAACACCAATAACTTGTGGTCCCTGAATGATATCATCATAAATAACAGGTTCACCATCTCCACGTTCCATTAAACGGGAGATAGAAGTAATAATAGTAGCCCGAATCTCCGGCTCGTCTGTATCATCTACCTTAAGATATTCAGGATATTCCGGCTCGTACTCATTCCAAGTGTCTCTGAAATTTTTCCTTAAGCCAGCCCTGAAAAGCAAGTTAAGAGATGCCTGTGTGTTCATTTTTTATTTTCTCCTCTATGAAATGTCAGCGGAAGCAGCAATAACAGCAGACAAGAATTTGAACAACACATAGCTTCCCGCAACGCCGTCACGAATAACAATATCAACAATTTGAACAACCTGATTTGTTACGTCATCATCATTAACTGTCCAAGTTCCATCAGCAAGAAGAAGTAAACCACGAGCCTCAAGAATATCAGACTGTGTAGGTGTAACATCAACTCCGGCAGAAGTAGTAAACCTACCACTAAAGATCTGGTCAGGATCTTCAACGAGATCAACAATAGAAACTTCTGCAACAGCACCAGTACGCCAAACAACTTTAGAGTCATTTGCTACTTCATAACCGGGCTTTGAAGCAACATCTTCTAATGCTACGCCAACAACATCGTCAACACCAGCACCAGTAGTACACTCAATAACTTCACCATCCGCATTGATGGTAAGAACAGCTCCCTTCAAGAACGTTTCTGCACTATCATAAGCCGCAGAACGAACTGTAGGAACTGTCTTAGCCCCAGTTGCAGGAATGATAACTCTAGGCATTGTAACTCCTATTCAAACTTTTTTGTCTGTGAATCCATTGATTCAACAATGTCAGCTAATTCTCTATTTCCAGCAGGCCGATCAGTAGAATTAACAAAAGCAGATACACCAGCACTACGTAGTCTATCAACATCTGCTAACAAGTCTCTTTCTTCCTTATTAATCTTCTTCTTTCCTACCCTTTTACCAGAATGCTCTCTAATCATTCGATCTTTACGAATCTCATCAATCGTTTCCTTAACTTCTTTTGGACAAGTCATATGAACAACATCACCTACAATAGCACTATTAGTGCCATCTGTATGAATAGCTCTCTTAACAGCATATTCATTGTCGATTTGAAAACCTAAAGCTTCTAATCTACGAATTTCGAGCGGATCATTTCTAACCCATTCACCATGCAAATCATCTGGAAGATCTACGTGTAACCTATCCTGAACAATTCCCCTATCTAAAATAGCTGACAACTTAGCCTTTAACTCACCCCTCTCTGCCTTATCCATACGATCAAGAATTTTTGGGTCCAATCCCTGACGAATAACTTGTGTGTCATCGTCATAATTTTTCACAGGCTCAGTCGGGTGATATCTATCAAAAAGAGTATCGGACATTTAGCCCTCCTTTCGTGTATGTACAGGAAGAACCATAGTATCATCACTAATCAACTCCCAATATTGCTTCTCATGCTCTGGATTACCAGGCTTTAACCCAGCAATCTTCATAGCAAGCCTATCATCTTCAGTTAATTCCTTTCTCACATCAATATCCTTTGTTACTCTAGTTCTATTAGTTCTAACATGAGGAGGATCAATCCTCTCACCTGGAAGATTAGGAGCAGGATTAGGATTAGGCCTTACTGATGAACCTAACATCCCTAATTGCTTCATACCAACAGCTTGAGATATAGCTGACTTAATCGTATGCTCATTAATCTCAACTCCTGGTTGAGTCATAATACTATCAACAACAGATTCAATATCAGGATCTTGTAAACCCTTAGCAAAATAGGGATCTCTCCTAACCATCATCTTCATATTTTTATATTCATTATCATTCTGAAACGAAGAAGCAACCATTCTAATAGGCTCCAACATCTTCTCCATCTGCTTCAGAATCTTAGTATCCCTATCATTCAAAACCCCAACAGGATCTTGGTAGAAACTATTTCTTTCCTCTTCAACATTTCTAGCCTTTGGAGTAGGAGCAGCTTCTTCCTTCTTCTCCTTAACAGTATCAATCAACTTCTCTAACCTACGATATTGGATCTGTTGTTCCGCTAATCTTTGTTCAAGAGATGATACATAATTTGGATCTATAGTAGATTCCTCAGTAGGCTGCTCCTCTTGGGACTTCGTCGGCTGGGTTTGTTCCTCCAGCGAAGATACTTCCTCCGTCTTGGGAACTTCTTTTTCTTTGGTACTCATTTTCTTTCTTTAGCTCCTGTAACTTAATGGGATTTAAGGACTCTACCATATCCAACACAAACTTAATACCCCTCCTAAAGTGTTTATTCTCTACAAACTTATCCTCTGGAGACTCCAGAACCGTTTCCGACGCCTCCTGCTCCACCGCTTGTAATAAGCGATAAAAGTTGCTCCATTCCGGACGCTTCACTAGATCCTGCAACTCTATTATTTGGTTGCTGTCCACTAGATATCGGGATAGGTCCATTACCGCCCCCAAGCATAGATGGGTTTTGTCCTTGTAACAGCATATCAAGCTCTTTTACAATAATCCTATCAATATTCCTAACATCATACGTCTCAAGAATCTGTCTCATAGCTTCAGTTAAAGCACTTAAACCCTTAGTGAAAATTAACTGAATCATCTCTGGATTACCAAGAGGCATAGCTAATTGAACCAATCCTTGATAATATTGAGTTAAGAATCCAGCAATCTGCTGCCAATTTTGACGGTCAAGCACCTTATTATGTACCTGAGATGAGATTTTTAGATTAATAACAATTCCCTCTCTAATGTAGGATGCAGGTAATTGTAAAAATGACCTAACCATCTCACCACCAGAAGCAGTATAGAAGTATTCAAGATTCCTTGGGCCAAACTGTTGATACAAGTCAGCAATATCTGTAACAACCTCATCTCCAAAGTCTCTAACTCTCATATACCATAAATCAAACTTCTTATTTCCCTCTTGAATACGCGCTAGATCAGAAGTTGCAGTACCAGGAGTACCAACTTGAGGCATACCAAGAGTTACCTCATTAACACCAGTTCTCTGCTGAGAGTAAATAACATCAGATTGTTCTGCTTGGTAACTAGAAGGATAAACTTCACCTAACTGTACTGTATCCAACTGATCCATATTATCTAAGAACCACATCTTCCCTGGGAAAACAGGTTCACCATTGCCATAGCCAGCTAACTTGTGAATCTTAAACATCCTGATATTAGCAAGAGTAGCATTATCAGAAAATTGACGATGCCTAGTAGTAATAGATCGCTGAAATTGCTCATTCATCTTACAAATTCCAATACCACGACTTCTATGCTCAACTGGGAAATATGTGCCTACACGATAAGGACGACGGAGATCAGATAGGTAATTATATCTAATTGACATGATTTTACCTGAATTTCTATGATAATGAACAACTATCTCCTTCTTAATATCCCTATTATCTACCTCCCAAGCCAACCACATTTCCACCCATTCAAGACGCTTCCCAATACTATATTTTGTACGCTCTAAATCCATCTGATTACGTTCAAACTTCTCACCATCATTGCCAGGAGAACCTGACATCTGATTATTCATCCAAACCATTAAGTCTTCATACGTTCCTGACCTAAATAATCCAGCTTTCTCTGATTGATAAATATAATATGGAGTCTCACCATGCTCTTCTCCAATCCAATCTGAAGATTGAGCATCTTTAGCCCAGTAAGGATAAAGAAACCTAGCATCAGGAATTGCATCAAAAACAGGTCCATCTTTATATACTACTGAAAACTCTTGATCTACACCATTAATTTCTCTCGCACCATATCTAACAACTCTTTCATACCCAGGCTTACCAATCATAGTACCAAACTTCTCAGCCTCTAAGAAACAAGATGATAATTCTTGCTTAATTTTTAATTTCTTAAATAAATAATAATTCATAAAATCTTCTAGAGGCTTCTGTGCTTGATCCCATTCATCAGCAACAGCTTGAGCAGCAACTAATTGTTGTTGTCCAAACAACTGTGTCTCTGTTCTAGCATGAACTGCTTCTACAGCAATAGCAGTTACAGGAATAACAGTAGTACAAGCTCCTCTAAATGGGAAAGTTGCTACTTTCTTTGTAGGCTTTGCCCAATAATCTGCTTGCCACTGGATTAAATCATTAAGATGCTCACTAGTATCCATATAATATTGAACTAGTTCAGTCTCAATATACTGAATTAACTCAGCTTCTCTTTCTTCACCTAAATATATCTCTCGTGGATACGGCATCTCTGTATTCCCTTTTTAAATTAGGAGAAACGAACTGGCCGAGTTAGAGCCACAAGACAGACGCAGACGCACACGCACACAGTCACCGAAACCGCCTATCACCCAAAGCTATCCATCCCATAAGATGTATCCTTGGTGTGAACTCGACCAGCCCGTTTTCTCCAATCTCTTTTATTATATCCTACCCTCTTCTCTTTTCTTCTTAACTTAGCACAATCATCACAGTATTGCTTAGCTGGATTAACTTGAGCCATCCCCACATCACAACTCCTACATACCTTATCCATTATCTTTGGAACAAAAGGGATAATTGTCTCAAAAGGCCAACCTGTACCATTATTTACCACCGGAAGATCAAACCTAAGAAACTCCCTTTTCTCTTTCTTCAATAAAGTAAAAATCTGATACCTAGCAGCCTTACGAATATAACCATTTGAAGCTTCGGGATTATTATTATATACCTTCAACACAGCAAATACTGCCTCAGCTCTGATATCATCAAAAGTTAATGAACCTGGTACACCACGACCCAATATTCTTCCAACTTCACCTTCCACTCCTGCTACCCCATCATCATCAAGACCAGTAGCTTGAAGTAAACGAAGGTTAGCTGGAGCAATCACAGTATTCTATCCAAAAAATTCAAAGTTGCAACACTTTCATTAGTTGAATAACCTTGCCAACCACAACCAGGATCTGGAATAAATGTACCACCAATAGTCATACCCCAACCATAAGGCACAGCACTTTCTTCAGGATTAACTTGTATCCAACCTCTATCACCAGTATCTAAATTACCACACAGCATTGAAATTTGACCAAACCAACCAATTGGTAAGAAGAATAATGAATCATTAACCAAAGGTATAATATTACCTGTCCTCTCTAGTCCTGCAAGCGATATAGAATCTGGACTCATTCCAATGTTAGTAATTATTCGTACATTAAAATCTCCAGGAGCTGTAACATTCGTAGAAGCTGGCACTGTAAATGGCCTACAAGTATCTGGACTTGGTTGAGATTCTGATAGTGCATAAATACAAATCTGGATGGGCATATCAATAGTATCACGTGGCATCCAAATAGAATCAATATTTTGCGTTTTTGGTAACGTATCAGTTCTAGTCCACGCAAAACTGAAACCTTCTACTGCTGGAGCTAATGCTCTTACAACATAACCACGAACAGCACTAAAAGGTGTAGAATGTCCCCAAGGACCAATTTCTACCAGAATTGAATCTGGAACTAATTGTAAAGCTCTAATTCCAAAGTCACGAGGTGCTCTAAGAGAAGGTTGGCCTCCCTGAGCAACCATAGCAACAAGAATCAGAGCAGGAAAAACGAATAACTTTTTCATTCACTTACTCCTACTTTATGGAACCAAGTATAATCCCCACCAATAGTATAATCACTTCCAAAATTCAATTCAACAGCTTCCCTAATCTTTGGGAATCTAGGCTCATCAAAGTCGTGACCACAAAGATAACCACCGTCTTTCACCTTTGGTAGCCAAGCTTTGATATCTCTATCACAATCTATGTGGTTTGCATCTATAAACACGAGATCAAAATGATTGTCTGGAAATAATTTAACAGCTTCTAGTGATTCCATCCTATGAACTTGAACTATATCACGAAAATTCCTAATCCTAAGCATTGCAGTCTTATATGCTCTATCTAGTTTATTTTGGTTATATTTAGATAATTTTGATCCAGATTCACGCCAACAACTTCCTTCAACTCCCGCTTTCCAAGGATCGACTAGATGATACATTGCAATTTTATTAGCTTGTAATAATCTACCACTCAATAAACCATCCCAAACACCAAGTTCTGCAATAACTACAGGATGCTTAAACTCATCAATCTTGGCAGTCAATTCCTCCCAGCGATACATATAGGTAGCCTCTTTATTTTGCTCATTCCAACTATGCCAATCTCTACCAATATGCTTCCAACGCTTATCATTTCTCCAACTAACACCATGTAGTATCTTTCTACGCCCACTAGGAAGTAAATGTACAATCTTTGCTTGTTTAAAATCTACATAGTTCCTATTTGAATGCTCACTATTCCAGATCTTACATGGTATATCAATTATATCCAACGGAATAAGATTTCTCTCAATCACCGCTGCAATAGAAGCTTGATGAATACCACCAAATTTCTCTTCGTATTTCTCATGAT